CCAACTGAGCGCATTCTTACACAGGATGCAGAATCAAACTGGGCTAAAGTCCAAGCTGTAACAGGCCCTGAAGCACTTGTTGCTTCTGGTGGACACTCAACACCATTCGAAGTCAAGTATGACATCTTCGGAATCGGAACAACTGCTCGTCCAGTTCGTGACGCTCTTCCTAAGTTCCAAGCTGACCGTGGTGGTATCCGTTTCGTAACTCCACCAGTACTTAGCGATTACGCTAATGCTGTTGGTGTATGGACCGCAGCAAACGATTCAGCACAAACACCAAGCCCATCTTCAAAGTTGAGCTTAACTGTTTCTGCTGCATCAGAAAACACAGTTGCTACTGATGCTGTAACACTACAGCTACAGTTTGGTAACTTGATGACTCGTGCTTATCCTGAATTGATCGCTCGTCACAACGAGCTTGGTCTTATTCAACATGCAAAAGAAGCAGAACAACAGCTTCTTTCACGCATCGGAGCACTTTCAACAGCAGTTACATCAACATCTTTAATTGGATTTGGTCGTGACTTCCTTGTTCAAGTAGGACGTGCAGCAACTGCATACCGTGGTCGCCATCGTCTAGAAGCTGATGCACAACTTCGTGTTATTGCTCCAGCTTGGATCAAGGATGCAATGGCAGCAGACCTAACAATCTCAATGCCTGGCGATTCAACAATGAACGCTTATGCAGAGATCGAAGGCTATATTGCTGCTCGTGGCATCAATATCAGCTGGACTCTTGACGGAGACGTCATGGATTCAGCACAGTCCGCAGCAGCAATGCTTGAATTCCCAGACACATTCGTTTGGTACATCTTCGCAGAAGGAACATTCCTAATGCTTGATGGCGGTACTTTGGATCTTGGTGTTATCCGTGACTCAACACTTGTTGGTACAAACGATTACAAGATGTTTGTTGAAACCTTCGAAGGTGTTGCAAAGATCGGTGTTGAAGGTATCAAGGTAACTTCAACCATCAATATCAACGGTGTAGCAGCAGCTCTCCGTGATACAACTGGTGGCGCAACAGCTGCGGCTATCGAGTACTAAACCGTACCCAATAACCACATATAAGTAGTTAATTACCCGAGTCGACACTTAGAAGAAAGAGGATAAGAAAAATGGCGTTTAGAGGAATCTATCCAGCTCCTGATCTGACCCCTGCCCCTTGCGGGATTCTGAGTGTCGCTCGTGTAATGACTCACGGGGGCGCAGAGTATGACGAGCGTTGGGTTCGTGGCTTTAGCTACGAATTTGATTCTCAACCAGAAATTGAAGTTTTTACAGTAAATGATGCAGTAGTAACTGGTGGAGTAACTGGAACCTCATCTCTTCCTCGATTTAAAGAGTACGACCCTTTCTTCATTCAAGTAACAGATACTCGTTCTACTTTCGGGTTAACTGGTGAAGATCGATTTGCACTTACTATTAAGAAGTTAGAAGTAGCCTCACAGAAGGCAGTAGAGCGTGAACTTTGGGAAGGCGTCTCTGCATTAGCTGAAACAAACGGGAATGATTATTTAAGAAAAGCGTCAGCAGCAACCGTAGTAAATAGCGGTGCACTGGCCCCAGCAACAGCTTTAATGCTGTTGGAACAAGCGATTTCTAGCTCACCTGCAGGTATCAACGGAGTCATCCATATGACTCGCGATGTTGCGTCTATCCTTGGATCACGCCTCATCTACTTACCAGCAGATGGCGGAAAAACAGGCAAGGCTATGACTCGTTTAGGTACAGAGGTAGTTATTGGTTCTGGTTACACAGGTGCTGGTCGCATTAGCGATGCCAACACCACAGCATCTGCTTCAAATAAGTGGATGTTTGCAACTGGACCTATTGACGTACATCTAAGCAAGCCTGAAGTTGTAAATGAAAACCTTGGACAAGGAATCACAGTAAGCACAAACACTAATACTATGACAATTAAAGCAGTCCGTGCAGCTGGGGTATACTTTGATCCATCAATCAATTACACAGTACGACTAGCACTACCAACCACCTAAGCAATAACAATAGAAGGAGAACACTGGAATGGCCACTCAGGACTTTGCGGCTAGCGTTCAAGGTGTGTCGATCCGAGTCACCAGACTGGACGCCGCTGGAAATCTGCTCAATGGAGCAGGGGACAGTTACACAACCTCGGCGTTCCTCCGCACATCTTTTACGCCCGAATATGAAGAAGGCGATGAAATCATCGAGAAGTCAGCGGACGGTACCATTTGCGTATCATATAAAGCCCCTGACACTCTAAAGCGCATCACAATGGAGCTTGCAATTTGCGAGCCAGATACAGAGCTAACACAGCTTATTTCTGGTGGTTTGCTACTCCGTAAGAATTATGGATCATATGCTTCACCAGACAACAAGTCAATCGGTTGGGCCGCACCTTCCGTTGGCGATGACCCAACAGGTCGTGGCGTTGCTCTTGAAGTATGGTCATACGCTGTAGCTGACGGACGTCGTGCTGCAACACACCCATATTTCCACTGGGTATTCCCATATGTACGTCTTCGTCAATCAGGTGACCGTGTTATTGAAAACGGCATGCTTGCAAACACATTCGAAGGCTACGGACTTGGAAACATCACATTTGGTTCAGGTCTTGATGGCCGCTGGCAGTTCCCAGTAGCAACAGAGCGTTCATATTCATATGCTCGTGCTGATTGGGCTCCAACAGGTCTTAAGGGCTTCTACCGCTGGTTTACAGACTCAACAAAGAGCGTAAACAACAAGTCACTTACATCTAACGTGGCAACACTTACAACTTCTGCAGCACACGGATTTGAGACAGGTCAGAGCGTGACAATTTCTGGTGTAGATTCTACATTTAACGGAACTTACACCATTACAGCTACACCTACACCTACAACATTCCGTTATGCAAAGACTGCAACAGATGTACCGTCGGCAGCAGTTTCACCAACAGGTACAGCTCTTCGCAGCAAGGGTTACCTTGCAGTATCAGACTTTACCTCACAAGGGTCTACATCTGCATACAACGTACCAGGTAACACTGACTTCAATGCAGATCTTCCAATTGACTTTATTCTTGCGTCAACTGAGGATCCATCCGCTTAAATTAAGTAAGGAGAGGCGGGCAGCGTACCGATGGTATATACCGTTGACACGTTGCCCGCTTTTTCTATTAGAGACAGGGTAAAGTATGAGTAATTTGTGGGTGACACCAGAAGAGCTTGGCGAATACGCCGAATCCGATTATGCATACGATGCTGCAAAAACAGCTTCATACCTTCTATGGGGAATGTCTGGTCGTAAATTCTCTGGATTAACAACAGTCACAGAGCGTTATGTCTCTTCCTTTGACCCATATTTAAGAACAAGCGGGTCAGCTTTAAGCTATACCCCAGTCTTGCTTGATGGAATGGTGGTAAATGTCGAAGCTGGTGGTCTAATGAACAGTTTTGCTTACAATCAAGATTATCAAGGAGATGGAAGCTCATCTTCATCAAGACTGCGCCTTCGTGGTCGTAAAGTTGTAAAGATTCATACAGTCCGTGATCTTCAGGGAACTATTATTGACCCAAGTAAGTACTATCTTTCCGATCACTCTGTTCTTACAGGTATTCCGGGAGCTGGTTGGTTTTCTAGCCGTGTAGAAGTTACTTATACCTACGGCTCTCCGCCACCAACGGCAGGTCGTGCAGCAGCTCGTGTTCTTGCTACAGAGTTAGTAAAGCTCTATGAAGGCGACGATACATGCGCTCTTCCAAAGCGTGTAACTAGTATTTCTCGTCAAGGTGTTTCATATACTCTTCTTGACAGTCAAGATTTTATTGATGAACTTCGTACTGGTGTCTATGCTATCGACCTATTCCTTAAGACAGCTAACCCAGATAAAGCTCGTGCTCGTTCTCGTGTATTTTCTCCAGATATGCCTCGTGCTCGCAGAGTTACTGGTGCTTCTCCTCTCTACCAGCTCAGCGCAGATGATGTATATGTAACTGCAGATGGCGGATCTAATATCTACTATTTCAATGAAATTAATGCAGAGTTCTTAGATGGCGATAGTGCGTGGACTATTGTTACAGAAATTTCAGATATCACTAGCAATACAACAACAGAGGTAGCTAACGCTGCAGTAATTGATAGAGTAGAAAATACAATAAGAGTCAGCTTTACTTATAAAGATGCATTTTCAGTTACTGGCGCTCGTGACCCAGGAATTTTGGATTTATATGCATCTCGCCCTAGCTTAGGCAATCCAAATGTAAAAGAAATTGTTCATCTTGTTTCCAGCAATGTGATTTTCCAGCTGGGCGAAAGAACAATTCCAATCTATACTGTGTAACTAACGAATCTAAAGACAAGAGGACATAATGGCTACTAATACAATAAATCTAGCATCTGTAGATGATGCAGCTAAAAATTTAGCTAATCTTATGCAAGGCATCCTCGATGCAGTTATTAATACATATCAGTCATACAGCATGCCTCTACCGGGTCGTCGTTATTGGACTCTTGGTGAGCCATCTGTTGATTGTGATCAGGTAGTTGTCTCAATGCTACAAATGTATATTGGATCTCCCGGTGATGAAGCAACAGAGCCTCGCCGTTGTAATGATCCAAGAAGTGCAACTCTTACCGTATCTGTATCTAGAGCAGTTCCTGTTGTAGGTCCTAGCGGTAATGCACCTGCAGCAGATGATATTCAAGATGCATCCACAGTATCTGCATATGATGCTTGGATTCTTTTGGATAGTGCAAAGCTCCTTGATCAATGGAATCCAAATGGAACTTTTGGTTTAGGTGTTATTGCAACTGTTGAAACAAATGCACCAGAAGGCGGTTATCAAACCGTTACTATGACAATTACGGTAGCAGTTCCGTAATGACTGTCCGTATCCAATGGTTTAAGCCAGCTATACAAAATCTTCTTTATGATCCAAATGGTGATCTTGGGAAGTATATGCGTAGAAAAGGTGATGCAATCATTGCACTTGCAAAGGTGCAAGTTGGTGTTAGAACAGGAAGACTTCAAAGATCTATTGCACATAAGAGGCACTTTAGAGATGCTAGAGGCCAACAAATGTGGATTGGTTCTGATGTTCACTATGCACTAGTACATCACGAAGGAAGAGGCCCTCAAGTTATTGTCCCAAAAACTGGAAAAGTTTTGAGATTTGTATCAAGAGGTCAAGTAGTTTTTGCTCATAAGGTAGTTCAGAAAGGTACTAAACCAAATAGATATCTATCTGACCCTTTGAGTAAAGTGATAAAATAATAACGCAGTAAATCAACGACAGAATAGGAATAATAGATGACAACACGATTTAAAGATTTTGGATCTGGCGGCGAAACTAATAAAGAGCCACTTGCATTCAAACTACACGGAGAAGACTTTAATTGCCGACCATCCTTGCAAGGTAAGGCAATTTTAGATATGGCTTCTAACTCAAACTCAACAGATCCTTCAGATATTTCTAAGTCTCTTTATGGTTTCTTTGAAAAATCTCTTGAATCAGAAAGCTATACAAGATTTGCAGCTTTACTTGATGACCCAAACAAGATCGTAACTGTTGAATCTCTTGGAGAGATTGCAGGATGGCTAGTAGAACAGTACTCAGGCCGTCCTCAACAGGGGCCAGAGCAATCTGCGAGTGGGCAGTAGATATCTGGCCTTATCTAAACGGTAAAGCGTTAACTCAAGGCTTGAGATTGGAGGAGATGGAAATGTCTGAAATGATTGATGTTCTACATTATTACATGGAAGAAGACTA